CACGCAACGCACATACGCACGAAGACTTTGAGGAAGAGGTCAAACTGCTTCTGGTACTCATTCATCTACCGCACTTTGTCTTAGCGCACATATCACTGATTTCAGACACACCAACAAAGACCAAGAACAGCAAAAGAACCACAGCCAAACCAGCGATCAGATAGGTCATTTGCTCTTCTTCGGCTTCTTTCTGCTTCTTCTCTAGGTCTTTGAGCTTACGAATTTCTTTGGCGTCGTCTGCATCCATCTGCGCCTGACGCTCTTTAATCTTGTTCCAGACGTCAATCTTGCCAGTCTGCATGAAGAGCATTTTCAGCTCCTCCTCAAACGCTCTGGCTTGCTCTAGCGCCATCTCAATTTGCAGGGCGGCTCCCATGTTGGAGCCTTTGTTCTTACCCTGCTTTGCCTCGATCATGGCCTTAGTAGCCGCGCTCTTGGCATCGAACATCTTGCCAATCATCGGGGCAAGGCCGCTCAGGTCATTGGCTACCTTACTAGCCTTCTTGACCATCGAGATGGCACTTTGCAGGCCATTTAGCGCGGTGATTGGATCAATCATGGTACTACTCTTAAAGCTTTAAACAATGATTTCAGCGTCAAGCGAGATACCCGTTGCAGTTGCAACAATCGTTGAGCCTGAGCTGTCAGATGCAATTTGAACAGTGTATGTGCGGCCACCTGCACCGCTTAATGTTCTTGAAACACCAAACGTTCTGTTGCTTGACAGCTGTAGCCACGCGCCTCTACTGTCTCCGTACTCAGTTGTAGTACTGTAAGAAGCGGTTTGAGTCACGCGTATCCAGTAGTTTGCACCAACAGATGTTGAATTAACCCATGAAGAGCTTACAACTGTGCCGCCGTCACTTGTGTTTTCAACCAAGCCGCCGTTACTACCAAACACCATTTCAGCGTAGGCTGTGCCAGATGCGGCTGTGCCGTAAGCACTTGTGAGCGCGCTTAGAGACACCACAATATTAGACTTACCCCAGAAATCATTTGGCAAAACCACAGGGCCAGAGGCCACACCAGTCAGCGTCCGGATAGACGTGCTCGGCATTGTCAAAGTAGCCGTTGCAGAATTACCCAACTCAACGTTAACAGAGCGGTTTGCATCTGTTCCGCCAAGACTGATGTAGCCAGACGCCGCAAGGGTCATGATCTATCCTTGAGTTGTTTCTCCAAAGACACAACACGCTTAGCTAACTCAATCACCGCAGCCAAGGCGGCGTTGCCGTAAGCCACTGACATTTTACCGTCTGCATGTTTTTGAACTGCATGTGGCATGACCTTTTGGAAAGACCCGGCACCCACGCCAACTTGCGTCAGAGCATTGTCTATGCGATCGTAAACGCCGTTTTGAACTTGCGCAAGCTGCTCAATAAAGTCGTCAGGAAACGCTCGCCAATTCATCTTCAACGTTTCGTCAGAATACGCAGTGATGTTGCCTTGACAAGTTAAATTGGTCCCGTTAAACGTTAAGTTTGGAGAGCCAGTTGACACTCCACTGCTGTTGTACAGAACTTGCGTGTCTGATCCGCCAGTTGGGCCTGTGGGTCCCGTGGGTCCTGTAGGACCTGTGGGGCCCGGGCTTCCGGTGGGTCCGGGGCCTCCGGGGCTACCTGTAGGGCCGGGGCCACCAGTACTTCCTGTAGGGCCCGGGGGTCCGGGAACGGTAGATGCAGGACCAGTAGGTCCGGGAGGTCCGGGTACGGTCGAAGGAGATCCAGTTGGCCCAGTAGGGCCAGTCGGGCCGGGGCTACCTGTACTACCTGTGGGTCCCGTAGGCCCGGGGCTTCCAGTGCTACCTGTGGGTCCGGGTGGTCCAGGGACAGTAGAAGGAGAGCCCGCCGGGCCAGTAGGGCCAGTCGGGCCAGTTGGGCCCGGGCTACCTGTACTACCTGTGGGGCCGGGGGGTCCGGGAACGGTAGAAGGAGAACCTGTGGGTCCGGTGGGGCCTGTGGGACCAGTCGGTCCGGTGGGACCTGTGGGGCCAGAAACACCAGCCGCCCATGTACCGTCACCACGCCAGAACGTAGAAGACGAAGCGCTCGTACCGCTGTTTAAATTGGTAACGGGTAAGTTGCCTGTGACGTTGGTGGCCAAGTTCACAAAGGTTGTGGACGTTGTACCTGTACCGCCATTGGCGATCGGCAGTGTACCGGTAACGCCAGTAGAAAGAGGCAAGCCGGTAGCGTTGGTCAGTGTGGCGCTAGATGGCGTACCAAGCGCAGGGGTCACAAGCGTAGGGCTGCTAGACAACACTACTGAGCCCGAACCTGTAGAAGTAGTTGTGCCTGTGCCACCAGATGCGACTGGCAGTGCAGTGCCAAGAGTCAGGCTTGCGAGATAGTCGATTTGATTGCCAACGTCTGTAGCGTTGTTGTACACCACCGTGCGTTTGCCCGACGGCACGGCCACACCTGTTTGGCCAGAGACTTTCACAGTGACTGTGTAGCTGCTGCCGTTGATAATCAGGTAGGGCTTTTGGATCGCTGGAACGTTGATAGTACCGGCAGCAGAAACAGCACCGGCTGCAATATTCAGACATAACGCACGTGCATTTTGAGCTGCGTTTGTATTGCTCAATGATAGTGTTGCAACGTTAGCTGTGAAATCGCCAGAGGTCAGGGTAGCCATGCCAACAATAGCCTGCTCAATCGCAGTACCAACGTTGGTATTTGTAGTTACACCCCAAGAGCCCGACTGCTCGCCCGTAGCAATTAGCTCAAATTTTAGATTGGAATATGTGCTTGACATGTTTAATTCCTTTGGAATTACTGGTTGTTTATATTGGCCCGCGACGGGCTTCTCGGTGGTATCAGTAAGCGTCTAACCATGCGACTACGCATTTGTAATATTGACCCAATTTGCGTCTGAAGGTGTAACAATTATGAGCCACCCAGTTACTGCTGTATTCTGCGACATTACAACGTTTTCTGCAATGCTGGCACCGTAGTTTGATTGGGTGCCGTAGCTTTCTGCTGTAGCGTTATTTTCGACGACCATAAAGTGAAAGCCGCTGACAATCGTTTCTGCATCAGCTGATGTAAGCGCCTCTGTGATCGCATCGGTAAAGATTTGATTAATTTCCTCAACACTAGCAACACTAACCGCTTCTGCAATAGAGTCTGCAAATTGCGCTGAAATACTTGAGGTGTCACCCGAAATCAAAGCTGCTACGACCGTCGCGGCAAATTGAGCCGCAATACTTTCTATACCGCTTAGATTTGAATTCTCAGAAATCGACTGTAGATAGTTTGACTGCTGCGTCGATGCATCGTCTACATTGTCGATTGACTCGGACAGCGCTTCCAACAAAGCAAAGTACGTAGCAAACGCATCCGCCATGCTTGAATCTTCTGCTACTGAAGCCGCAAACCCTGCTTGGATTTCAGCGCTATCCGAGAGGGTAGAGCCTTCTGTAATCGACTGTGGAAACTCTGCCGTTACTGTACTAGGGTCATCAACACCAGAGTTTTCGTAGACCAACGCAAAGTAATCCCCCGCCGTTGCATCAATATCATCCAATACAGCGTACTCGGCAATGCTTTGCAAGAATTCGGAGGTTTGTGTGGTGGATTCAGCAAGGCCAATGTTTTCGACAAGAGACAATGCGTAGACCGCTCCCGCTGTTGAAGCAAACGGGGCTTGGGCAAAACTTGAGAGTCCAAACACATTGCCTCCTTACCGGAACCTAGGGCCGTTAAACCACATCGTAGCCGAGTAGCGAACTCCCGACGTCACAGGTATAACCCTATGCTCAAGAATTGATGGGAATGCAATCATTGTCCCCTTCTTCAAAGGCGCTGTGTAGTCGCTGTACAAACGCACTTGAAACTCACCTGCTTCAAACTCGTCGTTGAGCAAACAGACGACGGTAATCTTACGCTCGGTCGGCGTGCCAGACAACGTAAAAGTATCCGTGTGCCATGCGTAGTGCTGCTCTGGACCGTACTCAGCAAACTGAACGTTCTCACGCCCAGTGATGTGGTAGTCCCATTTACAGACCTTATTGGCTTCCAAAGCAAACTGCTCAAACTTGTCGCCAAGCCAGTAATCTTCACCGCCAAAGCGAACGTTGGTGTTGCGAGAAAGCAGGTTCTTCTCTGTTCCATCCATGCCCATGGTGGCATCGCGCACCTCGATGCCAGACAGCTCTGCAATGATTTGATTGCAAGTGTCGCCGTCGATTTCAGCTGTGTAGCAAAGGGGAAGATGTGCCATGTGTTATTTAGTTGCGTTAATGGTTGCGTGGGATTCTTCACGGTTAAGTTCCATGAGCCCGTAGCATACTAAATTCCAGTCATCACTGGTGGATTCTTTTTCGCTAAATGATTGCACGTTAACAGTAAACCGCTTTACGATGTACTCTTGTTCATTTTCAAACACGCGCCACACATGATCGGCAGTGCCCCTGCCGGGTTGCCCACGAGATTTGTTAAAACGAATCCGGTACTTGTTCATACAACAATCGGCCCCGCTGGGCGCTCAAGTGGCTTCACAGACACATTAAAGTGGATGAACTTTACGGAATCACTGGAGGCATTTCGAGTGAACGAGTGGGGGAGCCATGAGTTTGAAAAGACCACCAATCCCGGCTCAGGTTTAATGTACAAAGAGTTGTTGGCCTCTTTTACCTGCGTCTGATCTTTGATAGGCAAACTTGCTTGAACTTTACCGGGCCTAGGATCATGTAGCTCAACCATACAACCGCTCTCAGGCGCATTCAAAAAGTAAAAACCAGATAACACCACGCCGTGTGGATGAACGTGCTGCTCCATACCAGAGTACTTGAAGTGCTCCTGCGCCCACAACTCGCTGACATAAGCACCAAGGCCATCCATGTTGTAGCCTTGGTTGTCAAGAATTGCCCAGCCCGATTCAGCAATAAACTGTTCAAACGCTCTTGTACGTTCCGCCCCAATCATGCTGCCAGACATAACGGAAGGGTATGTCTCGTTCATTGGCATAGCCTTTTTTGCGGCCTGCAGCAATTCATCAGACACAGCGTTTACATCGCCTAAAAAATCAGGCTTTTTGATGGTGTAAATCATTGACGCAAAGTACCCAGCGGGGGCAAGAACGGCTTGTGGTTGTGTCATTTGAAGTTACTTGGTTGCTATAGTGCGGCTCCAATGATACGCGTACCATGGGAGTTTAGTCCAGAAAAATTACGGGGGACGGCTCCAACAAAGGTGTCAAAAATTCCCAAATGCTGCAGCTGGTCTATCCACATTTCCGCATACCACGCACCGTACTCGTTTTTGTCCACTATCCACTTTGGCTTGTGTCGAATTTTTTCAACAAGCTCTCTAAACCTTGAAGTTTGCGCAGCTTTTTCCAGATGTCTGGCTGCTCGCTCATTTGCATGATCCCAGAATGGCGTGTTGAACTTTGACTTAGCAATGTAATGCGTCATGATCATGGTTTCAATCTCAAACAAATGATTTGTATACCATTGGTTTGCAATTTCTGGAGGCATAGATTCATGAGCGCGACTCCACCCATATGAATTCATATTTGTTGCAAATGACAAAGACGTCGCCTCAAGCGGCTCCAAAAAGAACGAAGCATTTCCGTTGTAATACCCGCGATCATGAAAATTTTGCTTGCGTCGGTAATTTCCAAAAGATAGCGACAGCGTTTGGTCGGATGGTGTCAACTTAAACTGGTCAAAAATGTTTTTAACATCTTCTTTAACTTCTTGCAATGTGTTGATGTCTTTGTTGTAAAGATATCCAATTGCACATCGGTTTTGCAAAGGTATGCCAAAAACCCAACCATATGGACGGCCTATGGTCAGCGAGTGCAGGAACTGCGGGGAATCCCAAGGACACTGCGTCACGTACACGGCGTTTACGGGGATGCTCTCCGATTTGTGAAACGCGTCACCAAAATCTTTTGGGGTTCCCGTGCAGTCGACAATGTAGTCGGCTTCAACGTCGTCATGGCTGGATATGGTTTTGTCAGTGATCTTAATGCTGCCAGACAATTTGTCTCGCATCCAATCATGCAGCTTGGTAGCGGTCATGTGAATACCGCTCTGCCCAAGAGAAAACGGATTAATAAATCGCGCCCCGTTTCCCCAGCCCTCTTTTATAATACCGAGTTTTACTGTACCACCGACGGCTTCCAAATCGGAATAGCTGAACTTAAATAAGGTATCAAGAGCGGCGGGGACAACACGAGTCGTCCCTTCGCCTACAGTGACGGGGGCAATATCCGGGCTAATGATCCACTCGATCTCCTCACCCCTTGACCAGCGATTCCAATGCCCAGCCGTTAATCCACCAACTGTGCCCCCACCAATAATCGCAATTTTCATTCAGTGACTCACTTAGCGTCTTGCAGCACGGTCGAGGCTTCAAGTCCCGCAGCTTTTTGCCAGTAGTCAGAAGAGACGATTCCAAACGGGCTGTTGTCGCCACTGTAAATATCGGTCACGTCGCCATCAATGTCGCGCAATGCGAACACGCAGTACCACATCACATTGTCAGTTACTGCAGTAAACTTGTGTGAGTATTCTTTTTTAATGACGATAAAAGTTGGGGCAGTAAATTCTTTTGGCGCAAAACCTTCAACTTCGACGCGAACAGTGCCGGACGTTAATAAGCTGACGTGATCAAACTTATGGTAGTGACCTTGAGCCGTGTCCCCGGCTGTTTCAAACAGGTTTTGGCGAACCCAAATATTTCCAAAATAACCGAGTTGTGTTGATGCAAGACTCATGGCAGTACCTCAATTGCTGTGGGGTTTTCAATTGCTTTGACTTTTGGCTTCTTCGACTGGATAGCGGCAAGTTTTTCCGCAAGTGATAGCGGTTTTTCAACCTCGTCACCACTTTCGTTAGTCCATACCTCCGAGCCGTCTTCGCGAATCTCAACGGTTGAGTAAATTGTATTGTGAAAATACGGCAGTGCGAAATCCACCATCCTCTGCCAGAACAATGAAATAGCCTCTTCTTGGCTTTCAACCCGTGTGTTGTCGCCTGTCTTTGGATCGTGAACAGAATAACGTACAGTCATATTTTTCCTTTACCTACGAGATTGCTCCCCAGCGGGTCCCTGTTACCAACCAAGTTACCGTGTAGCCGTTTAGCGCAACAGCCTTACCGCCGGCACCGGCAGGTTGTGGAGGCCATGGATACTGACCATATGTCCCCCCACCAGAAGCCCCCCAACCACCACCACCGCCACCAAGATAGCCATCTCCGCCTACGTTGTTGGTTTCGCCTCCGGTGGAATATTGGGAATCGCCTCCCGCTGAGTTTGGATTTGGGTATGGCCCTGCTCCCGCTAAATAGCCGCCGCTGGATGACCCCAAAAAGTAACCATTAGACGCGCCAAAAATTCCGTCTGGGTATTCTACGTATAAATAAGTTCCAACCTGCCCATAAGTAGTGCCAGAAGTATAAACTGCCGAAGTAGATGCCTCTAAACCATTCCATCCGGGACCTCCGCCAGCACCGCCGCCGCCCTTACCATAGTACCCATCGTAATTAGGAGCCCAATAACCACTACCGTTGTCGTATATATTAGCCGCCGCCCCGCCACCACCACCGCCGCCAGCAATGGTCCCGTTATTTTCAATGGTGCAATTTGTACCAAGACTTATAGCAGGGCTACCATCATAAGCAGCATTAGAAGTATAGCTCGCATCTGGTGGGTAACCAAAAGTGTACGCGCCTTGCCCGCCACCACCAGTAATAAAACCATTGTTTACAAGCTTAATACCACCGGGCCACGAGCCGTTGATAGTAATCGCAGGGCTTCTCAAGGCAATACCAATGTCAGATACTTGACTATAAATATAAACGCCAGAGTCGATGGTTATGGTAGCGGCTTCTGAGCCATCCCACCCGTTTGCCAAAGCCCAAGTCCTTAAATTAAACGGGCTGGCTTGAGTTGAAGCAATAGAGCTAGTAATTGTTGCTGAAAACCCAGCTGGTGCTGGAGTTGCTTTGCCAATAAAAAGCTGAAGCGCGCCGCTCATGTCAACCCTACACCAGAAATAATCCACGTAGTACTAGCAATTTTTAACGCCGTAGCAGTGCCGTACTGTGCAAGACTGCGTGAACCTGTTGAGCCGGTACCTGCCAAATACATCGTATCCGAGGTAATGGCAATCGTAACAACCTGAGAACTCATGTTGGCAAAAGAAAGCGCTGTTCCAATCGGGTATGCAACGGAACCGTTTGCTGGGATGGTAAAAGTTCTGGCATTGGCGTCAGATCCCGGGTGGTAGATGTGTTTTCCGGAGTCGTCAAGTGTCAACGTGTAGTTTGTACTTTGACTGTTCTGAGGAATATTCAAATAGCCAATATTTTGACTCGCGTCGCCACCCATAAGAGCGTTGCTCTGCGTAAATTCTTTCGTAGAAGGGTTGTAAAACAAACCCCTGACACTGCAAGTAGGCGCAGTGCTACGGATCGACGCAATATGGGTTTGACCAACCCCAGTAGCGTTTACGCACTTGCCGATAGCAATTGAACATGCTGGTTGGTTACAATTACCAGCGTTGTAACCGATAGCAATTGCATTTGCACCTTGGCAGCATCGCCCAGCAGCAGCGCCAACAGCAACAGCTCGGGTACTTTGGCTATAATTTCCAGATAGCGAACCAACAGCCACCGAGCAAGCTTGTTGGCAATATCTACCTGCAGTTGACCCGATAGCAATCGCGTAAGCGCTTTGGCCGGTGCAACCCGCCAAAATACCAATTGCAATAGCCTCATTGCCTTGAGAGGTTTTACCTGCGCATGCACCAATTGCAACTGCGCCAACGCTTTGGCTACTTAAACCGGCGTTATACCCCAATGCAGTTCTTGACCCACATACGCCGGTTTTGCCATAAACAACACCTGCAGCGGTTGGGGTAGCTGCCGAAGCACCAACAGATATGTTGCCAGAACCAAGAATTGATGCGCAATTGATGGTCTTGATGTTTGTGCCAGAGACCAATGTAGGCTGCGCACCAAGCGTGTTGTATGAAATTGTCTGTGCAGAACTACCGTTAAAAGTAGTACCGGAAACTTGTCCGGTTCCGCTGTTATTAAATGTAACTGCGTTAGCCACGCTTACTGCTTGACCTGATGTGTTCCCTGTGCCGCCAGCAGATGTTGGAAGAGTACCTGACGTCAGTGTGGAAGAGCTGTTAGCGTATACAGCGCCGCCGCTTGTGTAGCTCGTAAGGCCTGTACCTCCATAATTGACAGCTATTGCAGCGCCCTGCCATATACCGCCTGAGATGGGTGTACTGTTAAGAACCAGTCCAGATGTACCCCAGTTTACGTCTTCAGGAATAAAGCCATGAACATCCCATGTACCGCCGGCTGTTCCGTTTGACAACAATAAAAATTCCACTGCACCGCCAGCGGGGATGATGCCAACAAATGAGTTCGCGTAATTGTTTACAGTTAAGAAGCCAGTCGCATTGTTGTTAAACACAAAAGCCACACCTGTTGTCAAGGTGGTCGCATCAGGTAGTTTATACGTACGGTCACCTGAGCCAGTCAACGTTTGAGAATATGTTGATGCCGCTGTCAGCTGTATTGCTCCGCCGCCCGCTGCTGTGGAAGTGTTTGCTTGGTTTAATCGGTTTACAGAAATGTTCTGGTTTGCATCACGGAGAACTACACTGTTTGCACCAGAAGATGTGGTTACACCCGTGCCACCATAAGCCACACCAACAGTCGAGCCCTGCCATGTACCAGATGCCACTGTGCCCAAAGGACTGGCGTTACCACTTGCGTCTAAATTGACTGACTTTTCTGCTGGGTATGTTACAAAAACACTAGCCGAACTGCCAGACAGCGTAATAGGAGAAGTGTTGCCATTTGAGTTTGACAACACCGTTGTACGCGCAAGAGAAGGGCCTGTAGTCGAGTACGTACCAATACCTACTTCCCATGCGTTTGTGTCTACGATGGTGTAGTAGCAAGTGTTCCCATCACCAATGACCGCAAACGACTGAAAGCCGGGAACAGCACCGCCCAGAGTTACTGGGCCCGTGCCGGATGTCGTCGTGGTCTCTTGGACCCGATCAGCAAGTACAAGAGCCATTTTAACGCCCCTTTATTAAGAAGTTGCAGTGGTGCTGTATGTGACGGTAACGGTGTCGCCAACAGTCGTAACCTTAGCTGTAGCAAATGCGCCTGCGCTGTACAAAGTACCAGAAGTGTTGCTCTGTGTAGATGAAGCGCCAGAGCCTGTCACCAAGAAACAGCCGCTTACAGTACCACCAGCACCGGTGATGGTGTATGTGATTGCAGATGCTGCTTTAGTTGTCACATTGGTGGGGGTTGTGCCAGTAGATGTGGCAGAGGAGAATGAAGCTGTACCGCGAACAGCAGAGCCGCCAACTGTGTAGTTAGTGAACTCAGTCCAACCAGAGTGCGAAGACATAGTGTCGGCAGCTGCGAATGTGGGGCTTGCACCGGAAATCAAACCAAGGTATGGACCTGTAGTGGTGTAGCTAGAGCCAGACAACAGCGTGTCCAGCATCAGCTGCTTGCCAACAGCATTCACCAAGTTAGGGAAACTGTCTTCCCACTTGAGGTTGCCTTGGGCATCGCGGCACTCGACGCGGTACACGCCTTCAATACCAACAGATTCAGAACCAACAACGTTGGCCTGCAAAGAAGCTTCTGCGTGGTCGCCGAAGTTAGAAAGTTCTTTAGTCATGATAAGTCCTTAAGAGATGCGCACGATGGCGCTGTTAGCATCGGGAGTTGGGAAAATGATCTGAAATGTATCGTCAGCAACAGTTTTATCCGCACCAAAATCCAAAACTGCCACTGATTTGTTGCCCTGCGTTGCATTGTAGATCAAAGCAGCACGAGCTGTAAACGTGGCATCCGTCCAAGTCGTGTTGCTAAAAGAGATGTAAGCCGTCGGGATGTTTAAACTGTTATTGCCTGACGTTGGCGATGTTGAGATCACCAGAGTGTTGCCGCCGGCGGTGTACCCGGTGCCAACCACCTCGCCGGAGGTCGTGTAAACAGTTGTGTCGTAGCCAATGTCTGCGGCCGCGGTGTACAAAGCAACCTTGAATGTGTTGGCCGATGTTGGGCCAAAGTTGTGAACCGCCTGAAGCAGCTCCACCTTGAAACTTGTGGTTGCCGTTTGAAGAATACTCATGATACCGCCACTCTAACTTGGCCATCACGATAAGCGTCAGCACGCTGTTTACCGTCAGCCAGATTTTTGTACAAAGCAATTGCTTGTGTATAGCGCTCTTGCGCTACTTGAATCATATCGCCTTCACCCTTCATGTAAACGAGGGCTTCGCAAAT